TAGTACAGACCCGACAGATTCTTTTCTGAATAGCTTGGATATTGGAGACCCCGATTCAAGCAATCACCGTAGGGGTTTCGGAGATCCACAAGATGTGGTGGATTGGTTTCATAATGAGAGGTCAGATGACTGGCGACAAAGAGATTAAAAAATTAACTAAAGAGGAGATCGGTTATAAGACTACCGATAAAATTCGTAAAATGTGGTTACTCAATCCACATGATCATCACATGTTATATGTGAGAGATGATGGGACTTTTTATGGGTTTACTCACATGAAAGGGGAGGATCCAGAGGAATGGTTTTGGGAAGCACATGGTATACAGACTGAGTTATTTCCACCTGAACCACCTAAGTCTAATCCACCGACAGAAGAGCAGATTGCTCGTGCCCCACATCTCAATATGTTAGAGAAATACTATGGTAAGGGTTGGAAACCTGAACCAGTTGAAGGGTTGGGAGATCACTTCTAATGTTTGTTGTACCAGAATACACTTGTAAACATCCTATATTTCCTCATCACAATACTGTTGATATAATGTATGATGCTATTAACAAACATGAGTGTGAGCAAAAGGATTGGTATGCATACCTCGATTTTATAAGTAACAATCAATATGACTTCCAATAACGGTTACACACAAGAGATGATCAAGGAGATGCTAGGCACTGCTTGGTTGGACAAATCCAATATGCCTGAGACTGGTAATCAAATTAGAAGAAGAAAGGGACAAGAGATGAGAGCAGGAACAAGACCTTATCCTAAGTATCCATCAAAGGAGTCAAGAATATTAGACACTTCAGGTATGTTTGATGATGAGGGACAATATGTTTACCCACCTAACAGTGGATTTAATTGGGTGGAGAAATGTGATCCTAATCACGAAGGATATCTGCCAGGTGGTAAAGTATCATGAGTGAAGTAGTATGGTCAGTTAATATAATGGTTGCTATTCTACTTGTAGCTGTAGGTATTGTAATCTACTACATATTTAAGTACGATGAATTTTGGCCAAATGGGAGCGATGACACCACCGAGCAGGAAGAGCTGCTACAACTTTCGAGTGACGGAGATAAACCGTGTTCTTGACGGTGATACTATTGACGTTACCATTGACCTCGGTTTTGATCTATTCAAGAAAGAAAGAGTTAGAGTTGCAGGAGTTGATACGCCAGAGAAAAGAACAAGAAACCTTGAGGAGAAGGCATTGGGAATAGATGCTACTAATTGGTTGAAACAAAAACTAGAAGATACTATTGCAGGTGATGGAGATGAACTTACTGTTAGAACAGAACTTGTGGGTGGGACTGGGAAGTATGGTAGGCTTCTTGGTTGGCTCTATATTAACGAGGATACTGTTTCATTAAACGAACAGATGATTACTGAAGGGTATGCTCACGCATATGATGGTGGAACCAAAGATATGAACCTTGAAAAACTACGTGTTATACGTAGATCATTCGGAACACTAAATGAGTAAAACGCAAGAACTATACTTAGGCAATCCTAATCTAAAGAAGGCAAACGTTTCCCAAAACTTCACTAAGAAACAAATTGCTGAGTATTTGAAATGTGCTGAAAATCCTGTTTACTTTATTAGGGAATATATTAAAATTGTATCACTTGATGAAGGTGTTATACCCTTTACCATGTATGATTTTCAGGAAGACATGGTACAAAAGTTTCACGACAATAGATTTAATATAGCAAAACTTCCTCGTCAGTCTGGTAAGTCAACTATTGTTACAGCATACTTACTATGGTATGTTCTTTTTAATGATAATGTTAACGTAGCAATACTTGCTAACAAAGCAGCAACTGCTCGTGAGATGTTAGGTAGGTTACAATTATCATATGAGAACTTACCAAAATGGTTACAGCAGGGTATACTAGGATGGAACAAAGGTAGTCTAGAGATAGAAAATGGATCAAAGATACTAGCAGCATCTACGTCTGCAAGTGCTGTCCGAGGTATGTCATTTAACATCATCTTCCTTGATGAATTTGCGTTCGTTCCTAACCATATTGCAGAACAATTCTTTAGTTCTGTTTATCCCACTATATCTTCTGGTACAAAAACCAAAGTCATCATCATCTCCACTCCACATGGAATGAACATGTTCTATAAGTTGTGGCATGATGCAGAGCGTAAGTCAAATGAATATATTCCTACAGAAGTACATTGGTCTGAGATACCTGGTAGGGATGAAGTATGGAAAGAACAAACTATAAGAAATACATCAGAAGCACAATTCAAAGTTGAGTTTGAATGTGAGTTCTTAGGATCAGTTGATACATTAATCAGTCCAAGTAAGTTGAGAGTCATGCCATATGAAGAACCAATACAACAAAATAGAGGGTTGGCAGTCTATGAGCAAGTCCAAGAAGATCATAATTATATCTTAACTGTTGACGTGGCTCGTGGTATTGGTGGTGATTATTCAGCATTTTGCGTAATGGATACAACTACGTTACCATATAGACTGGTAGCAAGGTATAAGAATAATGAAATCAAACCTATCATATTACCTAATATTATTGTTGAAGTAGCTAAGAATTATAATGGTGCTTATGTTCTTTGTGAAGTAAATGATATTGGTGGGCAAGTAGCAGATATAATTCAATACGATTTAGAATACGAGAATTTATTACAAGCTGCTATGAGAGGAAGAGCAGGTCAACAATTAGGACAGGGGTTCTCAGGTAAGAAAACTCAGTTAGGAGTTAAGATGTCAACTGCTGTAAAGCAGGTAGGTTGCTCTAACCTAAAAGCATTAATAGAAGATGATAAATTGATGATACCCGACTATGATACGATTGCGGAATTGACAACGTTTATTCAAAAGGGTAATTCATTCCAAGCGGAAGATGGATGTCACGATGATCTTGCTATGTGTTTAGTGATATTTGGGTGGATGGCGATGCAAGAATACTTTAAAGAGATGCATGACAACGATGTTAGACAACGCATTTATGATGATCAGCGAGAAAATATTGAACAGGACATGGCACCATTTGGATTTATCAGTGATGGTATGGATGATGAGGTTATTGTAGATGCTCAAGGAGAGAGATGGGAAGTTGCGGAGAAGCTATCGGAATACGGGGATAGGGCTTACATGTGGGAGTTTCAGTGACGTTTCAAAAATATAAATAATCTTAGACAACTGACAAGGCAATTACAAGGAGTTTATAAACATGGCAGCCAATCAATTATCGCCAGGTGTAGTCGTTCAGGAAAGAGACCTGACAACGATTACCACTCTGTCAACAGCAAACGTTGGTGTAATAGCAGCACCTTTCGATATTGGTCCTGTCGAAGAAATAGTAGATATTAGTACCGAAAGAGGACTAGTAGATAAATTCGGTAAACCAAACGATGCAAACTATGAGTTTTGGTTCACTGCATCACAATACTTAGCATACGGTGGTTCACTTAAAGCAATTAGAACTAATGCAGCATCTCTAAAAAATGCTGTTAATACAGGAACTGCTCCTCTAGTTAAGAACTTAGATGATTATGATGCTAACTGGGTTGCCTCAAATAATAACTGGAATTGGTCTGCTAGAACTCCTGGTACCAAAGGAAATTCGATTGGTGTATTTGTAACTGATGCTGGTGCTGATCAGATTGGTGTAATACCTGCTCCTGGATCTGGTAACGATTATGAATTCGTTGCAGATGCTGCAGTTTCTGCTACATCTGGTGCTGCTGGTAAAGTATTTAAGTATTCAATTCGTCTAACAGTAACAACAGTTGTTGGTGATTTTACTCCTGGTGCTACTACAACAATTAACATTGGTGGTTCAAATGAAACTGTTAATGTTCTTGCTTACGATCCAGCTAATAAGTATATTGAAATTGGACTACCTTCTGGTGGTGTAACTGGTATCATTGCTGATGGTCAGACAATTACCCAAGGAGCAAATACTGCTGTTATCGCAACTACTGGTATTGAGCGTCGTCTATACATTGCTAAAAACAAAGGATCTATAGATTTCGCTGCTGCTGATAGTGTTCAGGATACTAACTCAACTGCTGTTGCAATTACTTCAGTAAGAGTTGAGTATAACGAGCGTGAGTATCTTCCTGGTATTAAGTGGATTAACGTTGCTACACGTCCTGGAACTTCACAGTCAGTTGATGCTGCTGGTGGTTTCCGTGATGAAGTACACATTATTGTAACAGACGTTGATGGTTCTATCACTGGTACTGCTGGTGCTGTTCTTGAGCGTTTCATCGGATTGTCCAAAGCATCTGATGCTAAGACATCTGTTGGTGAGACTAACTACTACGTAGAAGTAATTA